CTTCCTACAATGGGAAGCCTCCTTGAGCCGCAAGCAGAAGAAGCAGCCCCAGAAGCTCCAGCGCAACCTAGCCTCATGGCACAACCTGAAGGACAATAAACATGGCACAAGATTCAATTGCATACGGTGAAAGCCTTTTAGCAGATGTTAGAAGCAGAAACGCTAAAGAACAAAGAAAAGCTGAGTCACGCGCAAAGAAAGATTTTTGGAAGGGCGCTGCTGTTAAGATAGGGCTTGATGTTGCTAAGGATATAATGGGTCAGCGACAGACGGCTTTCTTAAACAATGAAGAAAACATGGCTAACAAGTTGCGTGTAACTAATGCTACAAATTTTGTAACGGCTAATCAAGCTCAAAATACCAAAGCAAAAAACCACGCAGGCGGCTATGAAAATTATTGGGTTATGCAAGCAGGCCCACAAGTTAAAAGTGAGCTTGATGCTCAGTATGCATCAGGGCAGTATAATCAAGCTGATTATGACCTATATAGCGCGCAGCTATCAAAAAAATGGGGAAAAAAATTACAGACTAAGCATGAAGAAGAGTATGCACTCGGCAATGATTTCTTAGCTACCGGTGCTACGCCAGAAGCTTACGTTGCCGCTCTTAAAAAACAGAAGCCCGGAACTCTTAGCGGCGGCCTGTCTCAAATCTTAGGTAACTCAACCGGACTTTTAAAAGCTGATTTAAACAATCAAATTTTACAAGACATGGTATCCGCTGCCGACAAGGTTACTGGATATACTAAAGACGCAAACCCAAAAGACGAAGTAGGAGCTTATCAGGCTGCGTATGCACAATCAGAAGACTCTGCTTTGTCGTTGTGGATGGCTAAAAACGAAGCGCCTGACCTTGGTGTACCTGCTTCTGTTTTAGGAGACTGGCAAGAAACAGAAATAAAATCTATAACAGGAACTCAGAAAATTAAATTTAGGATGATGACAGCTTACAAAAGAGACGAAGATGGAAAGGTTGTACAACTACCGCCAAGTGCTGTAATGATTAATCCTGAAAACGGACAGTATGCGGCACTAAGCCAGTCTAAGCAGCGAGAGGAAGTTAATGCAAACAAGGTTGCAGCTCAGCTTACACCAGAGGAAGTTAAGGCGGCGAATCTGAGTTTTATTGCTTTTGAGACTACACCAGCGTATGCTGGCATCCTTAAAAACATACAGACCTCTTTAAAAATATCAAGCGGCCTAGAGGAAGGCGACCAAGGATATGACGATGCATTACAAACACGATTAGAGGCCGCAGCTAAAATGCGCTATACGGCTGGCAAAATAGCTAAAGCTAAACAGTGGGGTTCTACAGAAACAGGAACAGCAGTGTTTGATAAAGTAATAAATAATAGGAATGAAGAGGGCGCAGACCCAGAAGCCTATGGACAAGCCAATGTTTTTGAAAATGTTATTGCAGTACAGGACTTAAAAGGCATTCTACCTAACGGCGATAGAAACATAAGGCTTCTTTTAACCGACACTATGGTACTTTACAACACTTTAGATGGTATGTCGCCTACGTCCAGAACCAAAGTGTTTAGAACTTTTGGGCCTAAAAGCGATAGCAATCCAAACGGAAGAGGCTACCTTAAAAACACTGACGGTTCAGACGGCCCAGTAAATGCTGAAAAGTTTCAAGAAGTTATGGAATCTTTAGAGTATATATTTAAAAACAAACGAGCTTTTGATGATGCAGATTCCGACACAACTAAGCATTTTAGCATGGCTAAAAAAGCACTAGTTGCCAACACGGAGGCTGCCGCAGAAACTGAAGGACGGCAAGACGAAGAAGAGCAAAAGCGTCTTTTAGCACAACAAGACGGAACCGTTGTTTCAACGGGAGAATACTTTACAGGCGAGTCAGACGTAACCAATTTGATAATGGCTAATCGAGAAAAAAGCTCAAGCATAGCAGCAGCAGCTAAACTTCGATATACTGCGCCTACTTCAATTACCGCTAAAGAAAAAGAAGCAGCCGTAAAAGAACTGAGTAAAAATAAATTTAAAGAATGGAGAGTGGAAGTAGAAAAACAAGCAAAAGAAAAATATCCTGATGCGGGACAATACATTGAGCGTCAACAGTATAAACGAAAACTGATTGCAGCGTTTAAATTTAAAGTTTTAGAGGATGCTAAATGATGAGTGATGAAAACATAGTAGACTACTCAGTTTCCGTAGAAGACGCAACAAACTACTTACAGTCAGTCAGTGTTCCACGCAACTACACTGTAACTGATTTTGGAGAAGACGAAGTAGTTTTAGGAAAGTTTGAACTCCTTACAGACTACTTAGGCCAGACGCAAGGCATTGAGCGTTACGCAATAGACCAAGCTACGACTGGTCAAACTGACGACCCCACTGAGTATATGCGCGACTTAACCGCACGTATAGGCGCTCCGTTGTCCTTAGCTGCTTCGCTAAAAGACGCTCCAGAAGAAGTTAAAGAAGCGTATAGAACTATAAAATCTCGTTGGGACGGAGCATCTATAACAGGAAGCGGAGAAGTTTTTGATGCTATTGTAGACTATGGTTCTGATGTACTCTTCAGTCCTGAAGGTTTAGCGACTGCTGGTGGTCTTATTTCTGGCGCTTTTACAGCCGGTACAGGCACGGCAGCAACAATAGCAGCCAGAAAAGCTGCTCAACTAGCGGGACAGAAAACACTTGCTAATGCTGTAAAAGCTTCTTACGCAGCAGTAGCAAAAAACCCCATTACAGCCAGCACACTCATTGGCGCAGGCCACGGTATTGTAGGAAGTCACTTAGCTCAAGAGCTAGATATTTCTGCTGACATAAAAAGAACAGAAGATTATAGCGGAAAAGAAACTTTATTGGGCGGTGCAATTGGCGGCACATTAGGTTTTGGAATTGCTAAAGGCATTGGACTATATGCAAACTCTAAGGTAGGCAACCAAGTATTTAGAGAGTCTACAGAATCTCGAAAAGAACTGTCTATTCCCGAAGGCTCTAAAGCTTATGACGAAGCGCTAGAAGGCGAGTGGATGCCTGCGTCTAGTGGAAATGTGCTAGATGAAGCAATGCGCTTAGAAGGCCGTACAGCTACAACTGTAGACGGTGCAGACAACGCTGGTGCAAGGACGTATGACAGCGAGGCTATGGACACAGCAGCACAGAAGTTTACTGACGACATCGGTGGTGGTGAGAAAACTAAAGCTGAAGTCTTAGCCCGCATTAGAGCTGCCGCAGCTAATGAGCCTACAGCCGAAGGAAGAGCAAACGCAATTAAACAAGGACTGTACACAATAGCTTCTGATATTAGCGGAAACTTCTACGGTAAGGCTGCTGGTGTGTTGTCCCCCATTACTAAGTTTTCAGGGACTGCTGCTCAGTTACAAAAGAAGTTAAGCCACGAGTTTGGAATTAAATATAAAGTCCAAGACGAAGTTGTAGCTAAAGACCTGTCTGAAGTTCAGCGAGAAGTCACCGGGAAAGTAAATGAACGCTTCCGGGCTATTGTTGAAAAGCTTTCATTAAGTGAAATTGATACTAAGTTTGCTTCAGAGATTAATGCAGCCCTAAGTAAAAATCTCCGCAGCAGCAAGCCTGTTAAATATGAATACTTTGATGACGCAACTAACGCTGCAATTAATAAAGCATCTTTAGAAATAAAAGAACTCTACAACGAGATGGGTATTGACTTATCTAAAATAAAAGTTATTGACAAGCTTAAAGGCAACTATGTTCCTCGTCAATGGAACCGCCGAGCTATCGAAGAAAACCAAGATGAACTTGTAGAGTTGTTTAAAACTAAAGCAAACATGTCTCCAGCAGCAGCTAGAACAACAGTAAAGAACATGCTGGACGTTAAGAACCAAGTAGACGCAGGAGGTGGCGGTGGTCATTTCTTCTCTGCTAAAAGAAAAATTAACACAATTGGTGACGATGCTGATTTTGAAAAGTTTTTAAACAATGATGTTTTAGGAACACTACACGCCTACACTTTTCAGTATGGTAAGTCTATCGCTAAGCACCGTGTGTTGGGTGTGCGTAATTACGATGACTTCCGAGGCTTTTACATCAATAGAATTAAAGAAGAGATGACAGAAGCGGGTGAAACCTTTACGCCTAAAATTGAGCGCCAGATAGAAAAGCTGTACAGAACTGCAACGGGTGAGGGCATGGAGCGTTACGGCCACAAAACTCAAGTCGCTGTAGATACGTATAGTTTTGCTAATCGTGTAGCTCTTCTAGGCATGGCTACCCTTTCAAGTTTAACAGAAGTTTTCTTGAACGTAGGCAAAGCTGGTGTGCGTAACTCTATTAAAGGGTTTGGCGAAGCTATGGAGCAATCACATAAAAAAATAACTAAGAACTTAGAGTCAGATTTAATGACTAATCATGGCCTCAATGCTAAAGAAGCCCTGACTGAAATGCGTAACTTTAGTCTGCACGTAGACCAAGCTCTTGCACAGGTGGGAGACAGATTAGCGGGTGATGAGTTAATGACTGTTGGCTTGCAGAACGCAAGCAATAAGTTCTTTCGTTTAAACATGCTTGACCAGTGGACTAAGTTTGTACAAAATGTATCTCACTCAAGTGGAAAAAACTTAATAAACGAAAACATTGAAAAGTTGGCAGTCCGTTACAAGAATCAACCTATGGATAAAGCCGGTGAAGTGTTAGCAGGCGAACTAGCTGAACTGGGCATTGATGCTAAAAAAGCTGTTTCTTGGTTTAACGCAGGAGCTAAACGAACAGACGACTTCTACAAGGATGATTTCTTAGGGGGCGCTGCGCGTTATACTAACTCTGTAGTGTTACAGCCTACTGCAATGTCAGGCTTGAAGCCACTTCTCTTTTCTAACCCTAAGACTGCTGTGTTCTTTCAGTTGCTTAGCTATCCCGCAGCGTTTACAAACACTGTGCTAAAGGGCGCTGCTAAGTCGCTTATAAAGGCTCCTACACGCAATGGTGGTAAGTTAGCTGCTGCCGGACTAATTATGACCGGCATGGCTCGCTGGACTAACTACGTCCGTACTGATGGAGAAAGCGAAAGAAATAAAAGCTTAGACGAAATTTACGGAGCAGCCATAGCTCGATGGGGTGGTAACGGCTTATTGCTAGACAGCTTCCAACGTGCTCAGACAGCTACTAAGTACACCAAAAGCAATCTATCCTACGCTGCAATGCCTTTTGGCCCCGCAGTTTCAGATTCAATTAGCTTAATTCAGCAGGGCATTATACCCACAGTAGGATATAAAGTTCCTCTAGTTTCTGGAAGCTATTTCGGAAAAGAAATTTTAGGTGAAAAAACTGTTAAGAGATATAGAAAGGGTTTAAAAGAAGCTCAAACAGATGTGTTTGGTGGGCTTATTGAAGAATTTCCCGAGCGTGGTGGGCCTTTAAAGTTTAATGCCGGTGGTACAGTTGCTGCTAAAGCAATTACACGATTATTTAAAGTGGGAAATGACGAAGCTTTAGAAGAAAGCTTACCGGTTGCAATGTCTGGAGATATTCTTGGAACCCTTACAAGCGCAACTAGAGGCTTACTTGACAATAACTATGTGTCAAAAGAAGCTAATAAAATTGAAGGTTCTATTTCTTTAAGGTTGAGCGAGGGGAGCATAGGCGTACCTGAACCATCAGCCGTTACTTTAACTGAAGCGAATATTTCTACTATGTTTGATGTTCGTAAAGGAACTTTAGAAGACGCAGAAAACAGCGCAAACTTTAAAGAAGCTTTAAACGCAATAGACCCTAAAGAAGCAAAGAGAAAATTAACTAAGTATCAAGAAGAGTTAGGCTACACAGAAGAACAGATTATAGCACTAGAAGCGATTGATGAGATTAAAGACGTAGGTGAAAGCAAAGAAACAATTAAGGGTGCTGTGTTTCAAGACCTTCAAGAAATTAAAAAAGCTTATGATAGCGTTAACATTAAGGTGTCTGATGCTGACCGCTACAAAGCAGAAGAAGCTATGTTTGATGAAGACAGTTTAGACGCAACGCATGAAATTTTAACTCAGTTTGTTAAAAATGAACAGCCTTTGGTATCAGTAGAGGGCGCTCCTATTGTTGCGAGAGATGCAATTATTAAAATTGCAGCTAATGGAAAAGTAAACTTTAATAAATTTAAAGCTCCTAAAATAAACCCTGATAAAAAGCCAGACGCTTCTTTGTCAGAAGCTGAACGAGAAGCAGCGCTACAGGAACACCTTAAAGATTCTTTTGAGAAAAAGTCGGTGTTCCGAACTATCAGCACTTTTAAGGATAGAGAGTATAATATTTCTTTTGTGTTTTCTCGTGAAGTAGGGATGCACGCAGGCACTAGAGGCGTAGCTAAAACTATTCAGTTCCGTGATGCTGTGTTTGATGTGTATGATGGCGAGAAGGCAGGAGACACGTATAGGGGCTTTAAGGATAAAAGACTACAGCAAGACTCTTATGAAGACGAACTTAAAAAACTTGAGAAGGTAGCTAAGCTTAAAGACAAAAAGATTACACCTACTGAAACGCAAGAGGGCTACATTAGTGTTAAAAACCCCTTGTTATACAGAGGCGAAACAGCGGTTGACACTTGGGCAGCCGATAAAATATTAAGCGAGACAGACGGCACAAACGAGCTGTTTTTAAACATTAAAAAATCAGGAGGCAAGATAACTGAAGATACTAAAGCAAGCTTGAGAGGTTTACGTGAACGTGCTATTGCTTTACAACAAGAACCTACAGGAAGCATTGTAGATATTTTAGAGCATCAGCTAATGAAAAACGAGTTAACTATTGATTTTCGAGAGATGTTGAAGGGCTTAGGCTTTGATTCTATTAAGTATGTAAATCAAATTGAATACGGTTTTAAGAGAGAGTCTAAGTATTCTTATATTCTTTTTGACCCTGAGCAATTTAAATTAACTACTTCTGCTGCGTTTGATTCCACAGACCCTCGTCAAGCATACGTAACAGGCAGCATTGTGAGAGGAGTTCAAAAAGCTTTTGCACCTAAGAAGGCTTCTGGACTTTATAGCGAAGCACAAAAAGCTGCTCAACAACTCCAAGGCAAAAAGCCTCGGGCTGGTCAGTCGTTCTTAAACGAAATGAAAGACGTAACGCCAGATGAGTTAAACTGGATGGGCGCTACAGAACGCTTTGGAAATGACAAGCTCGCAACTAAAGAAGAAGTTCAAGGGTTTTTTGAAGAGAATGACTTTGACTTTGAAGTTCAGGTAGGTCGAAGCAGACCTGAAGAGATAGAAACAGTAGACGATATGCCTACACTTACTGGAAACGAAGATGAAGAAATAGCGCTCTTTGAAAACTGGCTTGATGAAAACAAACCTTTTGAACGTGAGATGATGGACGACTTGCTAGACGAAGACCCTGATGCTTGGGACGAAATGTATGTTGAGCTTATGGATGAGTGGCAGGAAAGTACCGGAGGAATGGGAGATTTTGCAACTCAAAAAGCACACTTGGACTATTCGTTTGAAGGCACAAATACAAAGAACTACCGTGAGCTTGTAATTTCAATTCCAGATAAGTATAAGAAAGTTGACCTAGATTATCAACACACTATGCATCACCCAGCCAGTAAAAACCAAATAGCTCATGTGCGGCTGGCCGACATTGACCAAGCTGACGGTGCGTTTACTAAGACTTTATTAGTTGATGAGATACAGTCGGACGCTCATCAAACCGCTGGAGGTAAAGAAGGTGCAGGTTATTTAACAAAAGAAAAGGCAAACGCAAAAGCTTTAAAGCAACAAGAGATTGAAACTCGTAGACAAGAAATAAACAAAAATTCTAATTCTGTCTATGCAGAATCTTTAAACCTTACAAATAAGAAAGAAGAAGGTTTTGATTTATCAGCTAGCGAAGAAGCCAGACTAAAAGAACTTGAGTTAGAAATAAATAAATATGATGAGCAAAGAAATCAACTCTTAACAGACGCTCAAGATTCAGGCGTAATTTTTGATTCGGGTGATGTTCCAGACCTTCCACTTAAAAAGGACAAGCAGTGGGGAGCAGCAGGGCTTCGCCAAGCTATGAAGGTAGCAGCAGAAGAGGGCTATGACCAAGTTGCTTTAACTACTGGGCGTTTACAAGCTGAAAGAAATAGAAAGGTAGGCGACATCAGTGAAGCTATATTTTATAAACAGACTGGTAAAGACAGCACGGGTTGGTCAGTACAAGGCATTAGAAATGACGAAGATGGCATGGGTGATTTTTTAGTTAACTTTGATTCTTATGAGGATGGCGTTGAAAAACTACCTAAGCTTATTGGAAAAGAAAATACAGGCAAACTACTAGCTACAACCCCCGATGACTTAGGAGACTACGCGCTTGTACAGCCCATGACCTTTAAGCAAGGCGGTCAGAAGTACACGGACTTCTATGACGGCACCCTACAAAAGATTTGGAAGCGAGACTTTGCTAAGAAGTACGGTGTAGATATTAAGATGGTTAAGTACGACCGTAATGATAAAGTTGTAGAGTTGCCTACTTTAACAATTACTGATAAGATGCGCGAAGATATTAACCGTGGACTTAAAATGTTTGTTGAAGGCGGCTATGTAGACAAAGCTGAGCTAGTGCAGAAAATAGAACCTGTTGCAGGTACAACACCCTCTATCACTGCACCCAGCAAAACGCTTAGTGCTTTAAAAAAATTAACAGGAGAAAATACTAATGGATGAGCAATTTGATTACTTTGAACTAGAAGATTTTGACTGCCAAGAAACTGGCGAAAACGAAATGAGTGTAGAGTTCATCCACAAGTTAGACCAACTCAGGGAGGCTTGTGGATTCCCATTCATTATAACTAGTGGCTTTAGAAGTAAAGACCACAGCATTGAAAAACGTAAGGAGAAAGTAGGAACACATGGTCAAGGTATTGCAGCAGACATTAAAATTAGTTCGGCACAACAGAGGTACACGATTGTTAAGGAAGCTATCAAGATGGGATTTGGAGGCATTGGAATACACCGTGTCTTTGTCCATATTGATAACCGCTCTCGGAGTGGTGATAAACCTCCTGTAATGTGGTTGTATTGAGGAGTAGTATATGAGTATTTTAAGTTCACTGATTGGCCCTGTTACTGGGTTGCTTGATAAGTTTATAGAGGATAAAGACGCTAAGAATGCAATTGCTTTCCAGATTTCAACGATGGCAGAGAAACACGCACAGGAACTTGCGAAGGGTCAGCTTGAAGTTAATAAGGTTGAAGCGGCACATAAGAACATGTTTGTCGCTGGCTGGCGGCCTGCTGTGGGTTGGGTATGCGTGGCTGGCATGGCGGGCAACTTCATTGTTATCCCGATGGCTAATTTTGCGTTGGCTCTATCCAATTCTGACATCGTCATACCGCTGGTAGCTTTGTCTGAAATGATGCCGGTGTTAATGGGTATGTTAGGCTTAGGAGCTATGCGTACAGTAGAAAAGGCTAAAGGCGTACAGAGGGAAAAGTAAGATGGCAGCTAAAAAGAAATCAACAGTAAACGCAGCAGGAAACTATACCAAGCCTACCATGCGAAAGAACCTGTTTAACAAAATCAAAGCGAGTACAAAAGGCGGTAGCGCAGGTCAATGGTCAGCACGAAAAGCTCAGATGCTTGCAAAAGAATATAAAGCTAAAGGAGGCGGATACAAATGAAAGGCGTAAACCATTATAAGAAAGACGGAACACTACACACTGGCGGCAGCCACAAAATGCCTGACGGCTCGCTGCACTCTGGGAAGACTCATGGCAAGACAAGTGTAAAGCTATTTCATTTAAAAGACTTGTCTGACACCGCTAAGAAAAAAGCAAGGAAGAAAAAGTAATGGCGCTCGCAAAGTCCCAGAAGTCTCTAAAGAAGTGGACTAAAGAAGAGTGGGGTACTAAGTCAGGTAAGCCGAGCACCCAAGGTAAGCAGGCAACAGGTGAGCGTTATCTGCCTAAGAAGGCTATTAAGGCTTTGACACCGGCACAGTATGCAGCCACAACTAAAAAGAAAAAGGCCGATACAGCCAAAGGAAAGCAGCACAGCGCCCAGCCTAAGAAGATTGCAAAGAAAACAAGGAGCTACAGAAAATGAAAGACAGTAAGCTAACCAACGCAGGAGTAAGCGGCTATAACAAACCGAAGCGCACGCCTAAGCACCCGAAGAAAAGCCATGTGGTTGTGGCAAAAGAAGGAGATAAGGTTAAGACAATCCGTTTCGGAGAACAAGGAGCCAGTACAGCAGGTAAGCCCAAGGCCGGTGAATCAGAAACAATGAAGAAGAAGCGAGCAAGCTTTAAAGCCCGTCATGGTAAGAATATAAAGAAGGGTAAGATGTCTGCGGCTTACTGGGCAGATAAAGTTAAGTGGTAGTATGCAGTTTGGGGACTTCGATGTATGTTGAAGTCCCCAGTCATGCACTTTTACCTACCAATAATGAGCACTATACTACACTTTATACACCTTAATGTATACTACAGTGTACATCGTGCAACATATGAAACAGTTTAAACAGTTGAGAAGGCTGTCAGTTCTCTCTCCAAGAACTCATGCATTTTCTCTAGCTTAGGTTTAGCGTCACGAATAATCTTACGTACTAGCGTAAGCTCATCCCCCTTAAACACTTCGTGCAGCCGGTCTTCAGGGAGGCCACCCATCTCTGTTAGGATGGCCCCTGAATGGTTAACGATAATTCTAAACGATAGTATATTAGCTTCCTTTGCTTTCAAGTTAAATATCTCCTTAAACGATTTCACAAGCACCACCAGTACAGGCCAACTCTTGAGAGCCTGTGGTGTTGTCTTCAGTTTCAAAGTAACCAAGGTCAGTCCAGTTAACACCTACGGGCATCTCTGACATTAGCTTGTCGTATTCTTCTACAGTAATCTCTTCATAAGGAGCCTGTTGATATGTGTGGTCGCTGACGGGCAGAAGGCTAATGCCACTACAGATGTCAAAGTTATCCCATATCCACTGCGCTACTTGAAGGAACTCACTGTCCGTGTAGTAAACTGTGATGCTTGGCTTGTGCTCACACCAGTGGTTCTGGTAAGTCTTCCACAAAGCTAACTGCTCCATAGCCCCCACCATCTTCACTGTTGTGCTACCCTTCGGAGCCTTTACCGGAAACCCAAAGACTAACGATGACTCTGACATAACGTCTTGTTCAACGGGGAACCCTGCCGCTGACATGAAGGCCGCAAGTGGGTCTTTCTTGTCTGAACGGACACGACGAATGTAATAATCAGAGAAGCGAGGATGGATGCCACTAGCACTATCAACAAGCTGAGAAACAGTACCAGATGGCTTAACAGCAGTAACAGCCGTAGACTGGTTAATTCCAAGCTTAGCAGCCCATTTCTTGTTGGTCTTAATTGCAACATCTCTTACGTTCTCCAATACTACTTGACAGTGTGGTGAGTCAGCTCGGCTCAATAGTTCGTTGTCCATGATGCCAGTCATGCTTACACCCAGCAAGGCTTCTTCTTCAGTGTTCTTCTTCCAGATGTTCCGAAGATAACGGAAGTCTGTAAGCGTTGCTTGAAGCGTCCCGATGATAGCGGCTACTTCTGCTTTAGCCATTAATGTTTCTTCAGTATCGTCTGCACGTACAACAATCTCCGATAAATTGCAAAACTGGTTACTGCGTAAAATTATCTCACTGCAAGGGTTAGTTCCGAAGTCATGGTTAGGGTCACGGCGACCATTACGTCCTGCAATCTTCTGCGCTGCTACACGACTAAACAAACCACGCTCACCTGCCTTAGACTCATACAGTGTCTGCATCTCATTCAAGAAAGCCTCGAAGTCTGGCTTCTCTGTGTAAGCTACAGAGTTGTTAGCCAATCTACGATGACCTTCATTCTCCCACCATGCACCTGACTTAGCTTTAGCCATACGGCCATCAGACAGATTAGATAAGCTGATGAGTGCAGAACGTCTAACGCCACCTACAACTACAATGTCAGCAATCTTACATACTACATCGTGGCACTCAATGCTTGTTAGCTTACGGCCTTCTGCCTTCTTGAAGATGTTAACACAGAAGTGAAACAAATCATCAAGAGGCTGTGGGCCTGATGCTCTACCGCCAAAGGTTTCTAGTCGTGCGCCAGCTTCTCGAACACCGGACATGTCCCACTTAGGAATCTTACCAGCGTATAGCATAGCAATCAACTCACGGAACGCTGAAGCCCAGCCTACCTTACTGTCGCCTACTACAATGGTAGTGTCGGTAGGGTGGAATGACTCAGCAACTACAGGAAGCTTAACGATGAAGTTACGCTCAACACTAAACCCTACACCAGTACCGCACATCAACACGTACATCAGCTCATCAAAGCTACGGGGCGAATCAATTGCCAGATACGAACAGTTGAACCCTGCTACGTTGTCTTTGTCAAGTGCTACGCCTGCTGTCATTAAGCAGCGCATTGATGGCATTACTTCTAGGCTATGAATAGAGTTGTATAGTTTCTCTGCTGTCTTCTTGTCTATCTGCCCACGGTTAGACCAGAAGTCTACGTAACGCTGTACTGTTTCTTCCCATGTCTCACGGCGGCCAAGTTCAGGCATCCATCGTGCATAGCGGCTCTTGTGTATAAACTGTTGGTACTGTTCCATTAATCTTTATCCTTTAACATCGGGTGAGTGAGTGTAACTATCTTCCATACATCTGAGTAGAAGTCGTACACATCTTGTCTGTTCTCATAAACTATAATCGCAGGCACATAGACTGGAGAGATTATAAAATAACCTAACGCTTTAGCCACAAACTTTATCTTATACAGCATCTTCATCTTCCTCCCAAACTCTACCGGCAGTTATAACAAAGAACGGGATAAGTAGTACCAGCCCATCAAATGCCATTGCGGTCATTTCGTTGTTTCGTATAGCCCAAACTGGGCGGCTATCACACGACTCTAAATCTAGGCCGATACCGAAGCGGAACTCAACGCTCCATAGCATGTTCATAAATGTTCCAGTCATCTACCAATACCTTTTTTATTCTCTGTTGTTGTTTAGTGGTGGCCTTGTTAGCCTTCTTCACTTTCTTAAAGTTATTCTTGCGGTCAAACCTACCCCGCCGCTCTTCTTTTCTATCAAAATCGTCCACTAGAATTATTCCTCTGTGTCAAACTCAAATGCTTCATCAAAGCCATTCATTATGTATTGCTCAATGCAGTTCTTTATCGTCTCTTCATCAGGTGTATCAGTGTGCTTGTGCGCCCTGTTCCAACCTGCGTCTATACCTTGCTCGACTATCTGCTCTATCAGCGGGTACATCTTAACTTTCATCACCCTCCCCCAATAATTGCAAAAGGTGCATTGAGAGGCTTAATAGCATAGTCGCTCCAAGCTATAGGTTTATCAGGAAGGTAAAGTTGTTTTAGTATTTGCTCTTGAGCTTCTTCTAAGCTGCTGGCAAGAGCCACAACTAACCCATATCCGCTAGACCCACATACAAGGTTGTCCCAGACGTACAGTTTAACTTCCATTACGATACTCCAGTTCATCTTGCATTACTTTGTACAGCGCTGGTCGCATAGTGGCTTTTTGAGTATCCAGACAAGCTTGCAAGTGCTCTGAAGACATATCCGCAATTTTAACCTGCTTGTAAGGCTTATCGCCTTTCTTGCCGAATGTTCCCCACGTTACTAAAAGTCTTATAATCTCATGGTCATCGTCTGACGTAAGAGTGAGCATCTCTGCGTCACCGTGGCATGAACATCTCACATAATCTAGACCACCATCCAACATGTAAATTTTACCGTTGGCATCTTTGTGCGTTCTGCAATCGTATCGAGAAAGTGAATGCAGCACTGTTCCATCAGGTGTGCGCATCACGTTTCGCAGTATTTCACTCATCACTTATATTCCTTAGCGCTGTTAAGAAACTCCGTCAGCATCGCGTAACATTCACCTGCATCTGCTGCTAACTCTCCACGATAGCTAAGACCTTTTTCATCTATTACTAACACTACTTCGTCACCAATGTTAAAATTAATACTTGGTACAACCATTGCGCTAGTAATCTTAAAATCATCACTCATCACTCTTCCCCATCTTCAAACAAAAGTTCTTTTATCAGTTCAGCCAAGTACCACTGTGCTTTCTGAAGGTCTTCTACGGGCTTACCTTTGTAGTCGTAGCGCCAGAGGTACTTCATGCAGTTGCCCTTGAGATAGCCATTGAATGCTTCCTCAGACATAGATGCTTGGATACCTTCAATACACTCTATCGACCCGTTGTTGTAGTGGTTGGGGTTGTTGACAACATCTTCTTTTGTTTCTTCGTCAAACTCATAAGGCTCAGAGTCAATGCTAAGCCAATCTGCATCTTCCTTTCCCCAGCGGGCTTCATACTCTAACCGCTCTGACCGGGCAAGTTGCTGCTTCCACCACTCTGTTTCTCGTTGTGTTTTATCAAACTCTTCGTCTGCCATGTCAAGATAAACCTGCATCATTGACTCCTTTATTGTAGGTTTCTTTACATCCCAGCAGTCTCCAAACAGGTCTACGTCTTCTTTGTAAGCTGTCTGCGGTGAAGGCTTTGTGCCGTCATGTACCCAGCTAAACTTTAAACGCTTTTGATACTCCTCAAAGGTAGGCTCCCCTGTTTCTCTAACTCTGTTCCAGTCTTGCGGGGTTGCGTCATTAATGCTCATCTTTAAAGTCCTCTCTGTTCTTTGCGTTAATCCAGTTGTCTGGTATGGTCTGTTCACTAAACCATCTAAAGTTGTTGGCTGATGCCCACTCTCCATGTGTACGCCTCGTGCCGTCCTTACGTACCTTGGCGGCTGGCATAGGAGAGTTAGGGTTGGCAAACAGAAACACTAACTCAACATCGTCTGGAAGAACCTTTGCTATCCAGATATACTTAGAGTATTCTGCACTGTCCCAGAAGCGACCCTTTGCTTCGAGCAGTATCTTCTTGCCTTCAATTTCTTTAACAAAGTCTGGCTCGTACTTGTGACTAATTGTGTACTCAACCTTGTCAACGTGAAACTCCCATGCATCTAGGATACCGGAGTGAAGCTCGTATTCCCAGTTAGAGTCGTAACCCTTAATCAAGTTCTTCTCAACGGGGCGCTTCACCCTCGGCTTCCTATATCCTTTGCGTACTTTCTTCATGTGACTCCCTTCGTTTAGCGCTGACTCATCTTCCATTCAATGTCTTGAGAGCTTACATCCTCAACCTGCTTGTCAGGAAAAATCTTAATCAACTGTTTGATTTTGTTGCTCAACCACTTCAATGTATAGAAGCTCGTATGGACTGTACCCCTAGCCCAGATGTGGGTTTGTTCTGGGAGCATTTCTCTGAAGTTATCTTTGTTAATCTTAGAAGCCTCCTCAGTATCAAGGAGGCTTTTAAGCCATTCAACCTGCAATGTTTCTGCATGTTTTTTTATACGCTTAGACTTTGTTCGGTTCATAGTATCTCATCTACCTTTGGTTCGACTACTACTTCTGTTAAGTATTTATAGCCTGTGGAATATCTAAAAGTTCTCAGGCCGTTACCGTCATTAGAATCTTTGTGGCATTCATGCTTATACTTACACCACGTACATCCTTTAGCTAATTGCATGTTTCCTTTCTTGCCGTCAGGGGTAGGATTATAACACAGTTTAGGTGGAATGTTAAGTTCTAATTCGTCTTTTAGTGTAATAATTGTATTCTCTATGTTGGGCTTGTCCAAGTCATCTGGAACAAACATACACAGCTCACCGCTTTCTTTGTTGATAACAAGGAAACCACCCTCGTCTGTTCCTTCTGCCTTCTCATAACCAGCAAGCTGTCCGAGGTAACCGAAGGGGTCGTCAGATGCTAACGTGCCTAGCCTAAACTTGTTGAAGGCAAACTTGGAAGCGGACTTAACATCTACTACCTGACCGTTAATCTTACAATCCATGTGGCCTACAACACCTTCGACTGTTACTTGCTTCTGCTCATCGGTGACGTTGTGTCCAGCCATCCTTACAAGCATGAGTACAATCTCTTCTAACACATGACCATAGAGAAACTTAATTTGTGTTGCGCCGTCTACACTGCCACGCCCTTTGGGGTCACGCTTCTCAAACCACAACTGTCGTGATGGCTTACCTACGTTGGACATTCTAATGTTGAAGTTGGTGTCCCGTTTACGTGGTGTTGCCCAACTAAGGATAGCTTCTTTCATTGCAACCATTGTAAGGTCAAGCGCCTCCTCCGTTATTGGAAGAGGCTCACCACCTGAAAGTTTCTCAAGTAACTCATAGATGTCAGGGACTAAAGTATTAAGCGGCTTCTGGTTCATCTTCTAACTCCTTAAAGGCTTTGATTACATCTGAGGAAAATAGCTTCTGTAAGTTTAATAGATACATTTGACTGGCTCTATTGTCACCACCTGATACTGTTTTAAAACTGTCTAATCGTTTAACAATCTTTCTTAATGTGTTTGT